AAGGTGAACCAAACTTTTAGGAGAGGATAATAAAAATGCAAATAGATGTAAGAAAACTAGAGAACGTAGTTATGGGTGACGTACATATGTTTGACTTCCCTGACTTTGTTGATGCCTATGTTGAGTATGCCGAGATCAATGGTGTAGAACTTACGAGTGACCAGTATGATGAAGTCAATGAGGACTACGAGTTCTTACAGGAATCTGCATATAAAAGCTTGTACTAGGAGAGTAAGATGAATATACTAAACCTGTACGCAGGTATTGGAGGTAACAGGAAATATTGGCAAGGGCACGATGTAGTGGCCGTAGAGTACAACCCTGCCATAGCCAAGGTTTACAAACAGCAATACCCAGATGACAAAGTTATTATTGGTGATGCCCACAAAGTACTGCTTGAGGAGTACCAAAACTTTGATTTTATTTGGTCAAGCCCCCCTTGTCAATCACACTCTCGTATGATTAGGTCTGGTAAAAATAGGAGTCCAAGGTACCCAGACCTAAAGTTGTACGAAGAAATCCTGCATTTGCAACACAACTTTAAGGGTTTTTGGGTTGTAGAAAATGTAGTGCCTTACTATAAACCCCTTGTTGAGCCTAATAACAAAGTAGGTAGGCACTTGTTTTGGGGAAATTTTGAATTTAAGGTAGATGATGTTAAGAGCCCTAAAGGTTTCATTAACAAAACTACTGTAGCAGGGGCAGAACAGTTAAAGGACTGGCTAGGTATCCACTATGAGGGAAACCTGTACTACGAGGGCAACCATTGTCCAGCACAGGTGTTGCGTAATGCTGTACATCCCCTGATAGGTAGGCAAGTATTAGAAGCAGCAGAGAGGTTAAAAAATGATAAGTCGTGATCAATTTATGAAGATGTATGACGAGTACGGAGAGTGTATGACTAAGCTAAAGAGAGTGCAGAAAGAAAATGAGAAGCTACGAGAAAGCTACGAGATTCTTAAACGTGAGGCTGACTACTGGGAAAGAAATGCCAAGAAATTGCTAGAAAGCAATAGTAAGCTAGAGGCGCAGTTGAAGCTATGGAAAGGTACAGGAAAATGATTAAAGTAACATACATAGACCACATGGGCAGTGACCTGAGTGTTGTTAATGCAGCTAGGGTAAGCTTTGGTAAGAAGAGTGAGTGGAACAACAAAGATTATGCTGACCTATGGGACAATGAAACTAATACCACCACTAGGGTACACTACCCAAAACTTAAGAAAGCTGATGAAAAGTTGATCAAGTATCTAGCCAAGCACGGCCACTATAGCCCCTTTGGTCATGCCTTTGCATCCTTCCATGTCAAGGCTCCGATCTTTGTAGCCCGACAGCTAGTCAAGCATAAGTTCCTACGTTGGAATGAGGTTAGTCGTAGGTATGTGGATGATACACCTGAGTTCTACACCCCTAAAGTATGGCGTGGTAAAGCTGAGGATAAAAAACAGGGTTCTTCTGACAAAGTTATTACAGAGTTTCTTGTTCAAGGGGGAGATAGATACACACCTAACCACCTCAAGCAAACTATGGACATAGCTGACGGTTATGATTCTGTAATGGACGAGTCTTGCATGTCACTGTACTGGGACTTTATAAAAGCAGGAGTATGCCCAGAGCAAGCACGTATGGTCTTACCTCAGTCTACAATGACTGAATGGTATTGGTCAGGTTCACTAGATGCCTTCATGGATATGTGCAATCTAAGATGTAAGCTGGACACACAGTATGAGACTAGGTTAGTTGCAGAATACATACTGAGTGAAATGATTAACTTATTTCCAGTATCAGTGGAGGCTTTAGTAAAATGAAAATAGAATGGATAGACCCACACACGTTATACATAATCCACAACAACTATATGTATTGTGTGTTTGAACAAGATGGTAAAATCATTATGGAAAGTAGAAAGCTACCCGCTAGTGACTAACATAAGTTTAACATAAGTTATTACTATTATGTTTAATACTAATAGTTAAAAACTTATGTTTAACTAAAGGGTACTTAAGGTAGATGGAGCTTTTTATTTTGTTGTCAAGGGGCAAATAAATATTTATTTTCTACTTGTATCTTTGTTGCCATAATAGTAAGTGTTGTTGAAAGGAGAACACGATGACTGAAATACCACACCAACCTTGTCCTTTCGTAGACTGTGGCTCGTCTGACGCCTTTGCATACAACGCAGAAGGCTATGGAAAGTGTCACAGTTGCGGACAAGGCTACCCTGCCAACAAGTCACACGCTACCTTTGACTGGGCAGACGATAAGTACCCGAAGAAGGAAAGAGGAAACATGAGCGAATACATCCCGACCACAAAGACCATACCCACTACGGGTGATGGCAAGTATGTTGACATGAGGGGCATCAAAGCCTCTACTATGGAAGACTACGGTGTTATGACCTTTGATACCACACAAGAGTACAAGTACCCTAGTGGTGGCGTTAAGGTTCGTAACCTAGTAGAGAAAGGCTTTTGGGCTAAGGACGGGTTCAAGGGTGACGAGTTGTTCGGTATGAACTTCTTCACCGCTGGATCATCTAAGATGTTGACCATAACTGAGGGAGAGCTAGACGCCCTCTCTGTGTCGCAGATGCTTAAGTCTGGCACCTACACTAACCCTGTGGTGTCGTTGCCCTCTGCTACCCCCTCTAAGAAGCTGTGGGAGAACTGTAGTGAATGGATCAATAGCTTTGAAAAGATCATCATTAGTGTTGACGGGGATGAAGCTGGTAATGCTATTGCCACTAAAATATCAAAGCTGTTCCCCAACAAGACTTACAGGGTGTCACATGACAAGTACAAAGATGCTAACGAGTTTCTACAAGCAGGGGCTGGACAAGAGTTTAAGTCTGCTTGGTGGAACGCTAAGAAGTATGTTCCTGACAATGTTCTTAACACTGCTGATCAGTTCCTTAAGCTGTTTAGGGAAACTCCCGACCATCAGTTTGTGCCTACAGGTATACAATCCCTTGACGACAAAATCATGGGACTCATGCAGGGTCACTTTACCGTCATTAAAGCACCCACTGGTATCGGTAAGACAGAGGTGATGCGGTTCTTAGAGTACAACCTGATACAAAAGAATGTACCCTTCGCTAGTTGGCACTTAGAGGAGACAAAGCTTAGGAGCCTCTTAGGGCTTGTTAGTTACTCTTTGGGTATGAATGTGACCCGAAGAGACCTGATCGACACACAGGGTGCCACTGAGCAAGTAGAAGACGCCATCAGGAAGATAGCTAAGAACGAATGTATCTATCAATTCTTCTTAGGTGATGGTCAGGGTACTGAGGAGTTGTGTGAGCAGATCAGATACTTTCGTGAGGCTTGTGATGTTCGGTATGTATTCTTTGAGCCTATCCAAGATGTAGTGTCGGGTAGGTCAGAGAGTTCTAAGGAAGAGTTGTTGTCGGATTTGTCTGTACGGTTGTCTAAGTTAGCAGCAGAACTTAATGTGGGTATCATCACTATCGCACACACTAATGATGACGGTGATCCTAAGTATTGTAAAATGATTGGACAAAGGGCTTCGGTTATTATAGACTTGAGTCGTGACAGAGAAGCAGAAGACGAGCAAGAAAGAAACACAACGACCTTGAAGGTCGAGAAAAACCGCCCATGTAGTGAAGAGGGTTACGCTGGTTCTCTTCGGTTTAACATGGATACGTTTACACTACAGGAGTTGGACTATGGATAATACAGAAGAGTACTATAACTTTAACGAGGTTTACACAGTAATAGTCCCAAAGGAGGAAGGGCCACAGGACATTATTGTTAGGCTTGGGTGTGACGATAAGTATGACCCTGCTGCTTGGACACTACTAGGCGCCTACGGTGACACAAGTGGTGAGTGGATAGATATTACAGTGGAAGAGTACTGCCAAGCTATAGAGTTAGTGCAGACAATACACAGGAGATTGATATGAACAAGACTTGTAATAAATGCGGAGAGAGTAAACCTTTGAGTGAGTACTATGCTAACCCGAAAGCAGCAGATAATCTTCACTTAAGTTGTAAAAGTTGTCATTACGCTAAGACTAGGTTAGTACTTCTATTAAAAAAAGGTTTTGCCAGTTTAAAGCCTGATCGGTGTGAGTGTTGTGGGGGTACAAGTGAGGCACTACAGGTTGACCATGACCACAAGACTTCAATGTTTAGGGGGTTTATTTGTCAGAGTTGTAATATGACGATAGGTCGTGCAGGGGATAGTTACGAGGCTGTCTTAAAAAAAGGACTAGACCCTATGTTTTTAGACTACTTAACTGTAGCTGAGTGGCGTATGGGTAGTACAGCTTTTGACACTGTTGGACGACGTAAGGGGAAAAAAGTATGACTGTATTCGATATTGAAACTGATGGGTTCTTGGACAAGCTAACCAAGATACACGTTGTAAGCTACAAGACACCTGACATGGTAGAGCCTGTGTCTATCTTTGACTACGATGAAATGCGTGAGTTCTTCCTAAACCAAGACACTCTGATCGGTCACTTCATTGTTGGCTTTGATGTTCCTGCGATTGAAAAGGTCTTAGGTATTACTATCAAAGCTAAGTTGATAGACACCTTAAGCATCAGTTGGTACTTGTCGCCAGAGAGGGCCAGTCATGGTCTTGCATCTTATGGTGAAGACTTCGGTGTGCCTAAGCCTGTAGTAGATGACTGGGACAACTTGTCGCAGGACGAGTATGCTCACCGTTGTCAGGAAGATGTAAAGATCAACTCTCGTCTTTGGTCTGTACAAGACAAGAAGCTTGACCGTTTGTATCTTAACGATGCTGATAAGTTTAGGTTCTTAGACTACCTGACAACCAAAATGAGGACCGCCAGAGAGCAAGCTGACAATGGTTGGCGTCTTGACATAGCTAAAGCTAACGCCCTGTTAGTTGACTGGGAAGCAGCTAAGGCAGTTAAGGTCAATCAGTTGATCCAAGTTATGCCAGAAAAGCAGCACTGGGTTATGAAGCACAAGCCAGCACTGGATAGAATGACCCTTAAGAACGGTCTGCCATCTGCTGCTGCTACTAAATGGTTTGAGCTTTTGGCGGAAGCTAAGTATCCGTTGACTACAGAGAGCCTACGGGTGCTACAGAAGACTGATCCAGCTAACCCTAACTCACCAGATCAGGTGAAGGATTGGCTGTTCTCTATGGGTTGGGAGCCCTGCACGTTTAACTTCGTTAAGGAAGGTGATGGTGTCAACATGGTAGAAAGGAAGATACCACAAATCCGCAAGGATGGTGAACTGTGTGCTAGTGTTAAGCGTCTTATAGACGTCAACGAAGGTGTAGCCCTACTAGATGGTCTTACTGTGTTGTCGCATCGTATTGGTATCATCAAGTCGTTTATCTCCTGCGAGAAAGACGGGTTCCTCAAGGCTACCATCAGTGGTCTGACCAATACGTTTAGGTTCAAGCACTCACGCCCTCTGGTTAACTTGCCTTCAGTGGACAAGCCTTACGGTGAGGACATTCGTAGCTGCTTGATTGCACGGGAAGGTATGACTTTGTGTGGTGCTGATATGGTAAGCCTAGAGGATACTACTAAGCGTCATTACATGAAGCCACTTGACCCTGACTACGTTAACGAAATGTCTAAGGACGGGTTTGACCCTCACCTTGACCTTGCTAAGTTTGCTGGTGCTGTAACACAAGAGGATATTGACAAGCACAACTCTGGTGAAGTTAGCCTCAAGGCGTTGCGTAAGAACTACAAGGTGGTTAACTACAGTGCTACATATGGCGTAGGAGCCCCTAAGCTGGCCCGTGAGACAGGTCTTACACAAACGGCAGCAGCTAACCTACTAGAAGCTTTTTGGGCTCGTAATTGGGCCGTACAGAAGGTGGCTAACCAAGCTAAGGTTAGAGAGTTGTTCGGCAAGTCTTGGATACAAAACCCTGTGTCAAAGTTCTGGCATGTGTTGCGTAGTGACAAGGACAGGTTCAGCACACTAAACCAGAGTACGGGTGTCTACTGCTTTGACACTTGGGTTAGTTACGTCAGGGGTCATGGGGTCAACATACTAGGTCAGTTCCATGACGAGATAATTGCAGAAATACCACAAGCAAAGGGGGATGAACTGGCTAAAGACCTTAAAGACTGTATGAGATATGCCAATCAGGATGTTAACCTAAACATACCATTAGGTATCGACTATTCTTTTGGTAAAAATTATGCAGAAATTCACTAAAGGGGGTTGAAAGATAGACTTTCGATCCTATATACACTAAACCTCATATAAAGGAATGTAAAATGAGTAAGGCAAAAGCAAGAGTTATCGTGATGAAGGGCTTCGTAGAGTATGCACGGGTCTTCAAGGAGAACATGGATAGCAACCCTGACTTTCACCCGACAGGTCAGTTTAATATGAACTTCTACCCAGAGACAGAAGCTGATCTGCAAATGTACTGGGATGCTGGTGTGGCAAAAGAGTTTCGGGGCCACCAACGTCTTAAAGACCCACGGTCAGGTGATGGCTATGGTATTGGACAATACATTCGTCTCAAGCGTGACAATGTAAACCCTATCGCAGAGACACTGGGTGGTGCCCCACAGGTAGTTAACTGGTCTGGTGACGAGTTGACTAAGGGTTCTAACTGGTCTTTCTCTGACGGGGAACTAGGCAACGGTACTAAGGTACAAGTTAAGGTTACTGTCTATGGTGAAGGTGATCGTACAGGACACCGTATTGATAAGATCGGTGTGATTAACTTGGTGGAGTACCAGTCCACTGTAACAGAGGATGGCTTCTAAGTGAAGCTTATTACTCTTAGCCAAGAAGCATGGGGGCCTGACGATAAACGTGAGGCTTCCTATTCATCCTCTAATGTAGAGACAATCGAGGACTTCCTAGATCATTGTCAAAACGTGGCTAGGGTTGCAGGGTTCGGAGACTTAGCTATAGGGTCCAAGGTTATGAATGGAGAGGAAACATGGTCCCAGTTCTAAAGACTATCGTGGATGGCGACATAGTGGCATACCGTGCCGCCGCACACAAAGTAGAGGTAGATGGTGTAAAACGGGAGTGTACTGAAATAGAAGCACTAGAGTACGCTAATGCTTTTATGAAGGAGATTATTGCAGAGTGTTCGTTCTATAATGAAACCGGCGACTATTCTGTTTACCTCACGGGTAAAGGTAACTTTCGTTTCGATATTGCTAAGACTGCGGTCTACAAAGGAAACAGAAGTGACAAGCCCAAGCCTAACTACTTACAGTCAGTGCGTAAGTACCTGTCTGACGAGTGGGGTGCTGTAACCTCAGAGGGTGA